TTTCCATCAGACTGTCATCAGTTAGATCCAACCCCATGGTTCGCATAATTTCAGCAAAATGTCTTTCAATGATTTCGATTTTGTCTTTGCGATCGATGCCCATTTCTTCAACAGGTGTTTCGACCCCGCATTTAACTAACCATTCATGAACTTCACGACCCAGAACAGGATCGGTTTTTGTTTTATTAAAACTCATTTTATGCTCCTTCCTTACACGGATTAATTTTTGAAATATTTGTTACCGTTGTGTAACACTGATATTTAGCCAACAATTTTAATAGCTCGCAAATCTGGATAGTTAACATATTTGGGCTTTTCATCAACATGGTTTAATAAATTTAAACCACATTCTGCATCTTCAATTGTGGGCCTATAATGATATCCAACGGCGAATATTTTTTGTGTTTCCCACGGACTGATAGACAAATCTCGTCCATCATATCGCATACAAAGCAGCGTTTCGTATGCCAGTTTATCATCTAACAGTATAGCACCACCATGACCAATTTGTAAGGGTTTGGTGTGTCCGAAACTCAAACATTGCATTTGTCCGGACCTATACATATTGCGTTCCAATCGTCTTGCACTATCCCAAACACGTGTTCCATGAAATTGATATTCTCCGATCCATGATTCATCATGTAAGTCATAATTAATGCCAAGTTTATGCATGGTCATTGGTACACTCAGATAGGTATACGCAGTAAACTCTACGTGATCTATATAGTGCAATGATCTTTCGTAGCGCAAACACAATTCAATTGCATGTGTACAACAATCAGTCATAACAACATACGGGGCACCGGTATATTCTGCCAATGCAGATTCGAATTGAAATATCTTATCGAATGACATTATTGATCCGCTAATTCCTCAAATGTTCTAAATTTTTGACTACTAATAGTCCACACTCCGGTACCTTCAAATGTATACCAGTACATGTTAGGTTGTTTATTATAGCTAATATTTAGATCATTTATAAGTCTGGCGTTAGGATCTTGGAACCAAGTAAAAATAAGTGTATCAGTTGATTGAATAACATCGCCAGCATACATATCACACAGCTTCATTAATACCTGTGCCGCAGTCCAATAGTGTCCAGCATCGCCACCATCGGGAACGGCGGTATCACTGGCGTGAACATCTGCCACATGTGCTTCACCATATAAATCACGAAGTTGTTGTGACAGGTGTTCGCCACCTTCTCGGTTTGCTGTGTTATGAATAATGTAAAACATTAACGCATACGTGCTAGATCAACACCCGCTTGGTCTTTAAAGTTCTTACCTTGACGGAACTTATTGAACTGCTGGAAGGGATATGACTGCATATTGTACAAGTCTGCTTCATTAAAACGATAGCCGTATAAGCGGCAAAAATCTCTGTAATTCTCCAGATCATCAAAGATTTGGGTTACACGAGGGTTATTATACTTCTTAGTGTTTTTAGACATTTTGGTTGCCTTGTTTAAATTTTCAGTAATGTTACTGGTTGAGTTGTATTATATTGTATAAATGCGCCGTTTTCATCGTCTTCGCTAACTGAGATCCATACGGCACGTTCTGGATACTTCATAGCGATTTCAGCATATAAATCATCTGCTATCATTTCACATGATTTATAGTCTAACTGTAACACACTTTGATCGTAAAGTCTATTGATCCAACGTTTAAATTGGATAAATTCGATGTCGCGATCATTGTGGAATACTTCAATCCATACCTTAAAGTGAAAGATATGTCTGTGCGGAACTGCAAGGAAACTTACATCGTCCCAGCCACCTGTTGCCAGTTTAGGATCTTTGTCTGCATCTGGATAACGATGCACGCCTTCTTTTTGAAGTGTTACCCAAATCATACGGGGTGCTTTTTGCATAATGCGATCAGCGGTTTCTGTTTGTGCTTGAATGATTTGTTCTTGTACGTCCATGATTAATATCCATCACCCCAATCAATATTATCGTTACGATTATTCCATGCTCGTTGTTGAGCTCTTCTTAAATCTAATGTGAGTGCTGTTTTCTTCTTGCGAAGTTCGTCTTGTTGTTTTGTATCTTTTGTTTCTGCTAATTTCTTACTAACTGCGGTTAATTGTCGTTGTATTTCTGATACTGTGGGCATTTTATACTGATTCCTCAAGTTCTTCAAGTTTGGATTCATCAAAACATTCTTCATCAACATCAAGGTCCGGGTCATTGTAATCAAAGAAACAATTAAACATCGTATCTGACTGCATTACCTTTTTCTCGTTTCCTCCCATGCCTGACGATCCTGGAAGTCTTGTCCAAAATTTACTATGATGGTCGATTAAATTCATGCGATTATCGTAATCTGGTTCGGCAAATATTTCTTCAATAATATTTCGAATAGTCAGCCCAGTGTGAATGTTTTCTAAAATTGATGGAAATTTTCCAGTATCAGCCATACGATTTGCTTCTTGGATGCCGTTAATATGATGCCAGACATTGTGGCCCATGAGCAAAGCATATGAAAAACTATCCCAACTGGTCTTACCTTCTTTACCAATCTTATTTAACTCACCAGGTGCATAAACACAAATATCATTAATCAATAACTTTTCTGTGATTGGTGAGTCTTCAAACACTTTGTTGATCTTGTCAGACAAAACCGCATCTCGATATGCCCGAGTGTCTGATGAATATTTTTTGTTATCAGCAGCAATATCTGTTCTGAGTGCCCATCGCTCATGTGCAGTTGTAATGGCATGTGTATATGAGTGACCATTTGCTGTTGACAAGAACGGGCTGGCCGAGTCAAAACTGATTGTAAAGTTAGGGTTATGATACTTTCTAACCTCACGTTGTATCGTGGTCAACACTGGTGCCCATTCGATCTGACCAGTACCCAAGAAATGCATCCAATCATGCATTCCAGGTTGCAGCAGTCCGTCATGTATTAGTGTAACAATACGTTTTAGTGAAAGGTGCAAGTCTGCTTTATTAGCCCCACCAAATGCCCATCCTCTGAAAAATTTATCATATTTTTTAGGATCACTGTATTGCTTCATGATTTCATACCAGTTATCAGAATCTTCATGATTATTGCCCTGTAAAACATTTAAAAACTTGGCATCATTGTAACTGTTTCTGATAAAATATTCATGATTATAGATAGTAGCATTAACAGCATCATCATAACTTCGAATACCATTTCTTGCAGATGCGTCAGGATCCAGGTATGCAAACGTTGGAATATCCAACACCATTGAGTAATCACTGATTTCACATAACCATTTGAGCACCTGACTGCGATATTTTTCTGCACGTGGGCAACTGGGATTTGCCCATTCGCCTTCCCAGACCCCTTTTGCAATCTGGAATCCACCGGAGTCAGCAACCAGAGTTGTGTGTTTGCCACGTTCTCGTATCATGGCTTCTTTTGGATCATGTTGCTCCAAATTTAATTTAGCGTGACCAGCTGAATACAATCCCCATTGATACTGAAATAATCCTTTGTTGGGATTAAAGAAGTTCAGCATTTCCATTTCTGGAATACCAGCCGGCATTCTGGACTGTGGAACATATTCACCGTACTGTTGTTTACCAATATAAGTGGAATAAAATCCGCTGATTGCAGGCAAGTAAATTGCGTAATCTTTCTGTGCAGTGGTTAAGTCTGAGTTCATGTTAAAATATTATTTTTTCTTTGCTGGAATCAGATATTTAAAAATAGATAATCCTGAGTTAACTTCGATTTCTGCAATACCTTGATCACTCAACCGGATGGTCTTGTCACCACTCAGATCCAGGATCTTAATAATCTGTGTGACAGGATAAATCCAGATGTTGGCTAGTGTGCCTGCAACATTATTTTGAAATACAAAATCACCGGCGTGGGTGCTATGATCGCCAAAGTAAAATTTTAGATTACCGTTTTCTAATTTTACCTGAAACAATGATTCTTCACTATTTGCTAGCGCCATCATTTTTAGTCGACGAATATTTGCAATTGATGGCTCGAACTCAACATTCCAAGTTGCTCCTTTGAATGATGCAGTGCGCAGTTTATCATCAACAATTTCTTTGACCATAAAACGATAGTCGTTTTGGAAATCACCTGCAACATTTTCGAAATGGATTCCGCTCGGAACATTAACACCGTCTTTGTTGGTATGAGTCAGTGAAATTTTTGCTTCTTCTTTATATTCTTCCAAATTAAGCAAGATCTTTAATTTGTTAAGATTTGGCATACCAAATACGCCATTGAGTTCAGGATTTGCTGTAATAAATTTTCCCTGCACAACCACACTACGATCTTCAGAGATGCCATCAATAATGGTATCAGTGTTGGATCCAGTGATCTTGATTAAATCAATGAATCCTAAATCGTGTGTATGTTCAACTAAGTCTAGTAGATAATCTCTCATTATTATTCCTTGTATAAAGATGTTATTTTAATATATGCAGTATTAAAAGTCAATGGTATTTAGATTTTATCTGCGGGATCGTAAATAATTTTTGCAAGTTCTTGACCGCCGCGCATACTTTTAATCTCGCCAGGTTTTTTAATTTCTAACCAGCTGACATTGATAGTTTCATAGTCAACAACATTAACAATTTCAAAACCCAAACTCTGGCACATAGCCTGTACCAGACTGCCGGGCGTGTATGAATACATTGAGTTTTCAAAGTTTCTGACACTACCTGGTAGGTCGCAGTTGTTGTATGTGAAAATGAATATTCCTCCAGGACGCAATGCATCATATATCTCTTTAAAATATTCTCGCATTATGTCTAATGGTCTGTAGTTAAAGTAATTCATTGCCACAACTAACCCAAGTTGGTTTTTTGGAATTCCACTAAGGTGGACACCGTCGTGTTTGATTAACTTGTATATCAGCCTTTCTTGAAATTCTGTATTCCAAAGCCGCTTAACTGAATCAAGCAATTTTTGGTGATCATCAACAATGTACAATGGATTGCACGTGATCATGGGATCTACATATTTTCCAGTTTCTGGTCGAATAAACAAACCAGAAACTTTCCAAGACGCATTGTGTTTAATTCTGGAAAGAAAATGTAGTTCAACATCTTCTTTATAGATTAAAGTCTTAAACAGATGCCTATCAATAATATACTCTGGTGGATCTTTAAGAAATTCTTCATATTGCTGATAACTTTTCTGAATGTACGGTGTTTGCTTATCTTTAATAACTTCGTTAAGATGTTGACGATACTTGCTCACTTGGTGATTTAACTCAACAATATTGGCAATTATCTTTGATCGAATTTCTTCAATTTGATATTGATCGTATTCCATCTCTGTGTCATCAGACGCAACGTCACCAATAATTTTTGTTAACTCTTGATCCACCAGATTTTGAAACTCATCTATGGAGAGATTGTTAACTTTATTTCTGTATCCAACCAGATCGCTTAAAATCATAAAAATTCAAACAACGTTTCAAATGTACTAGAAGTATCAGTATTTGCTTGTAGGTCCCATTCCAGAACACCCAACAGATTATCAATCTTTTGATCAATGATAGTTGATTCCATCAAATCATCATCAAATGGAAGTTCTTTGAACCAATCTGGCAACCGATTTTCATCTGTGGGATATCCAACGCTGGTATATCCCAATGGATTTGATTTTAATTTGCACACAATAGTTTTCATGCCATCAACAATTGCCATACTGTAATTATCTCCGTGCATTTTTCTGAGATGATTCCAGTTCAGTGCAGCACGCACATGGCCGGGAATTGTGACTCTTGCTGTCTTGCGATCAGCTGAATTATTTTGTCGTTCAAGTTCACCATATTTTGTTAGATTGTTAACACGCTTGGGGGTTCCTTTTTCCCAGGATGGTCGATTATGGAATTCATTCTTAAATTGAATAATTTCATCAACAATAGCAGATCGATCAGCACCTTTTAGAACCTTATTCAGAATATCTGACAAGAAGTCCTGTACCACCTTGGGAGTATCAGAACGCTTCAAGTCCAAACCCATGGCTTTTACTTTTCCGTTTTTGCCGTCAACATCCAGCCTCTTTCCTTCAAGATCATAAACCATGAGTGCATAGCGTTTCTTGGTAATAAACAATCCTGATTCAGCAACTACTTCACGACCGCAAGCAAGGATTTTACCGTACTCATCTGGACAATGGAACGCTCTGTACGCAAATGGTGGAAAACTGTTGTTAACTTCATCACCAATGGCATCATATAACTGTACAGCGATGTCTTTGTTCCAGTCCATTTCACCTTTTTTAACTTTTTCTTCCATTACAGGCCAAGCAGAGAAATAACACGAATCTGTGTCACCATACACAACACATTTACCTACATGGTCATATTCGCCTGTAAGTACTTGATTAATAAAGGCGTCCATGTGTTTTGCAATAGCACGACCAGTCAGTGTAGTGCTCTGTCCGATACGTTTATCAAAGAATCTACACCCAGGATTAAGAATAGCGCCATACAGACTGTTCAGGTTAATCTTTTTAACCAACTGTCGCTTGTCCCAGAAAGCAATATCTTCTTTTGTTATTGCTTCTTTCTTTTTGGCTTGTAATTCCTTACGCTCTGAATACCAACGCTTCAACAATCCAGGAACAACACCTTCACGTTCATAGGTAAAGATTGTGCCATTGGCACTCAAACATAAGTTGCTATGCGCATCAAAGATATTACGCCAGATCTCTTTTCCAGAGTGTACACTACTTGAACCATCAACCCAGTCTATGGTAATCTCGATATCGGTCCGTTTTTCCATGACCGCTTCGTATTCAAGAGTACCAAATAGTCCTTCCCAGGCTGCCGCGAAAGACATTTTTTTGTTCATGTTATCTTTAATGAGTTTATCGGTCATTATGGGACGTAACTGACCAACAATGGTTTCTGGTGCCATGTTGAGCGCACGAATTACTGACGGATATAGTGAATTAATGTCTACTGAGCCTACCCATTGTGAAATTCCTTTTTTAGGATATGCAACATATGCACCCGCCGCCTGCGTTTCATTTTTCTCGTGTTTCTTACGATCTGGCACAATTAATCCACGTTCATGAGCTTCATTGATAATTGCTTGTTCAGTAACAGCAACAGCACCCATTGTGGTTTGCAATAGCACAGTATTAGCATGAGCAAGTTCATTTGCCAGATCCAGAAACTTCAACTTCTCATCGAGTTTGGCAAGAATGATGGTATCCTGTCTGTTATAATCAATGAATTTACGGAAATCCTGATTGTATAACTGATCAAGTGTGCCTTCATACTGCACTTTGCGTTCACCGAGTTCATATTCAGCAATGGCATCAAGTGAATATGAATGCATTTCATGGTATGTGTACTTGCGGTACAGTTGCAAATAGTCCATATGCACGCGGCCAACAAGATCATACGTTTCTTGTTCAGCACCATATCTTTCGAATGTTCTTTTGCTAGGAAATTTCCCCCATAAACAAAAACGACGTGTGTCATCTTTACTCAAGATTCGTGTGATACGATTGATTGTGTACGGAATATCGAACCCTTCTGAATTCCATCCACTCAATATATCTGCATCTTGAATGATGTCAAGAAACGATAACAAGAGTTCGTGTTCGTTATCAAACAGGAATGTATTATCAAATTCTTGTACCTGGTGTTTTGCCTGCTCCATTGAGAGTGTCTTGGGTGGAATAGCAAGTGTAATACATTGCTCAATCCAGTCCAAATATACCGTGATTGCAGTAATGGCGTTAAACGGATCTTCTGGTGGGCTAAATCCTCGTTCTTGGTGGAAATCCACCTCAATATCGAAGAATGCTGTTTGCAGCTTTGGTGAGTCCTTGCCTTTGTAGTTGTTCTCTAAACAACGAAATACTGGCTTAAAGTCGCTTTCAAACAGTTCTTGTCCACTATGCATTTTAACTTCTTTTTGAAACTCTTTATAATTGCGTGTAGCAAATCTACTTACAGGAGTATCAAAAATAGTCCTAAACTTCCCCTTGCGATCAGGATAGTAAAACACATATTCAGCAGGAAACTCGTTGTAAACCCGCTTCCCGTCAACACGCTCCACGACCAAAATGCGGTCGTGTTCGCGATCGTGTAGTGCGTCAACGTAACTCATTACCAGGTTTTACCAACGGTTTCCAGGATGGTTTCAAGTAATTCGTGATCATGCTTTTCGTCTGTGAACTTGCTCTTGTAGGCAACGCGAATGGCCTTTTTCAATACGCTTGGTTTAATCTGCATTTCTTCTGCAATAGCTTTAATGGTATCAGATAAACCACCTTGTAGGGTCTCAATCTCTGTCATAACAGCAATACCTTCATTAAAAAGGTGGTTTAGTTTTGCCTTTTGTTCAGCATTAAAAATAACATCATTCATGATTTTCTCCTAATAATGTTATAATTATAATGGGTTTGGGCATCAATGTCAATAAAAAAGCGTGTTTTAACACGCTTTTCTAAACAGTCTTAAACTTTACTATTCTTCATCTATATCTATGTCAAATTCTTTAGGAAGCGACAAGTCTCTGGCAGCAAGTCGTGCTGTACGATAGTAGTCTCTAGAAGGTGGCGTTTCAATGCCCTTGATCTTGTCAACGCGATCTTCCAATTCTTTAATTTGACCATCCAGTGAAGAAATAACCTTTTGGTAACGGTCTGCAAGTTTTTCAAATTCAGTAGATGCATTTTTTAACTTTAAGATATTGCGATCCTGAAGTTCATTTTCTTTTTCTAATCGATCAATTTCTTCCTGCTGCTTCTCTTCTGTGTTTTCTAGATCTTTAATTTCAGCTTCTGCACCAGTTAATTCTGTTTCAATCTTTTTAATTTCGGCATCTTCTTCCTCTTCTTTATCCTGTGTCATTTTAACAAATGCCTCCAGATCAGAATCAGCATATGTATATCTGGCACGTGCTTGTTTAAGTGCTAGTGCTGCTTTTGGATCAGCAATAGTTACATCCTGATATTCTCCGGCCTTTTCGGAGCGTTCTTCTTTATCTTTGCTTGCTTCAAATAATTCGTAAAAATTCATTATTCTTCATCCAAAATGTTGCCGAACTTCTTTGGCTTTTCTGTTTTACTGCGTAACTCACGATCTGGTTTAGCAGCATTTTGTTGTTCTACTTCTTTAACAAAGTCTCTATAACTTTTACTTAGCGATTTTACTAAATCTTGTGGTGCTTCTTTGCCACCAACGTAGTCTTCTGTAGCAAGTCCAGCAAGTTTGCGCAATTCATTGCTTTCGTTACGTTTAGGATAAAAACGAGAACGTGCCATTGACTGATCACCTACACGTGCTTGTGCGTGTTGGCTAGTCATTTGACCTGATTTATCGTATGTTGTTTGTGTACTAATTGGGCCGCGGTCTGTGTAATCAGTATATGATCCTGTTTCTAAATCACGTCTTTGGTGATAGCCGCCTACGGTTGGAGTTCGAGTAGCAGTAGAACTACCATATTCCAGATCAGTAAGTTTATCACCCGCTGCTTCACCCATTTCTGATTCTTCTCCACTGACACTACTCATGATTTCTTCATAGTCATCCATGGTAACATTGCCACCCATGTCTAACATTTTCTTAGTAACATGATGTAGGTCTGCATCTGTGCGTGCTTCTTCTCGAGCAAACTCTAGCATACGAATGAATAACGGAACGCCCATCGTTAGTGAATCTTCACCACCTTCTACTGCTTCGTTGAACTCGCTTTTAACATAATCTCTAGCTGTATCTAAATAATCCAGTGCTTTGGTAATCTTTGATTGTACCCATTCTGGTAAATTATCCGAATCATCTAAAATATCGTGTAATTCTTGCGCAGCGTCAGCAGCACGGTCTAATTGACCTTTGGCCATTTCACCTTCTTGATCATATTCATCTACATTGTAATCTTCACCAACTAATTGACCTTTAAATGGATGATCCTTCTTTTTGTCTGGCATATCAGTTGGGCCAACTTGACCAACACGTTTTTGTTCAGCACCTAATCCTTCACTTAGCGCAAGTTGTCCTGGTGACTTTAATGCTGATTGCGTACCGCTAACAGCAGCAAACTTACTTAGAATACTATGCATGGCAGGATCTCCTGCGCTAGAACTACGAGTACTAGACATACTTATCGGTTTACTGCCAACAGCGTTAAGTCGTGCTAGAATATCATTCATTTGTGGATCGTTCATTGTTTTTCTCTTACCTTATATTTAAGTGATCTAGATTTAAATCTGCGGTATCAAATTTTAATCCAATATTAACTTTAAATTTGTCAATTGTGTCTTGGTTGTTAAACAAAAAAGATTTATATATCGCGTTATTTCTGATTAATTTGTCGGGATACTGCTGTTGCTGGCCTGACATCGTTTCTACAATATAATGATTATCTTCTTCACTAATAAACACAACTGGTTCTTTTGGACCAGTTGAAAGAATTTTATTGTTGATTAAAACAAGTAAATCCATAGCAATCAAATCACCGGGCTTAACACTAGAATTGTTTTCCGGTAAACTTAAGAAATAATCAACAGAGGTATTGTTGTTTGATTCAAGTAACCCTGACTGCACGTGCGCTTCAAATAATTCGCAGATCTGGTCTGTTGTGTATCCGTTGGACGACCATTCCCCCCAATTAAAGCTCTTAGATTCTTTAACTTTTTTCTTTTTAGCTTTTTTTGGTTTATTGTATACGCCCATATTACGACTAATTGTTCCACCTAGTGGTTGAGCAACAGCGGCCACGGCGCCTGCACTTGTTGTTTCTGTGATAATGTCATTAATTTTCATGAGCGTACTTTAAATGTAAATTGTGTTGACTTATCAACATCTGGTAAAACCCTGACACTATGATCGCAATACCCAACACGTGGATTCTTAAAACGGAATGTTGCTAATTGAGGGCCAACGGGTTCTAATCTAACCCAGTGTACCTCATTAACATCGCTTTCAATTTGAAGTATTTCTGTTAAGTAAACAGGTTCTTCCCAGCGAAAAGTGCGTTCAGCGAACAATTCATCGTCAACATAGATACGATAGTCGGGAGGTAACCCTTCCCAGTTACAATGTAAATCTACATAAAGTTTTACAAATACCGTATTTTCCACATAGTATTTATCAGAACTTTTAATGAATAAGTTATTGTTTCATATTATTCACGCTGTAAATATCATAATAATCGCTAATTTTATCAATATAGCAATCACTGTCAATATTATGACAGTGATTTAAAAACTTCTCTTTATTTAAAATGTCACCATATGGCAAATTGTACCAATTGGTGTCTCCGATAAACTCGTTAATGTTATCATTATCCAGGAAAAAATCAGTTTCTTGTAATTTTTGTTTGTTTGACCTTTCTTGGATCTCATCACATTCAGATTTATTAATGGTTATTACCACGAATTTCTTGTTAATTAATGGTGTAAATTCATGTGGTTTGTTATTGACATCTATGTGTGGAATTTGGCCATAATGACCACAATGAACATATCGAGGGGCATGATCAGCAATGACAAAACGTCTGGGATCAAAATTAAAAAATTCGTCGAAATGTCCTGGACCCCATGGATAGCTGCCAGATACCGGAACACTGGTATTTTCTTTATATAATCTCAACCGAGTGTTAATATCTGACATTTTGAATGCCGCGTCAGCCGTATTGGGAGATAATGTCAGACAACACCTAACAAAGTTTCCTCGAGTTAATCCCGCAAATATGATTATGGTATTATGTGAATTAAAATTATACAAGATCAGAATTATATTTTGAAAATAACCATGAAATGAATGGTTGGTCAATGTTGATTTCTACCATTCCATTGCAACCCATGACGTTAGTAAATGATTCGGTTATGGTATTACTGTGCCCATTAAAATTATGTGTATACTGACCAGTATCGTGTCCTATTTTGGTTAGGTAATCGGTAATATTAAAACCGTGTGAGAACAAATTAACCTGAAGTATTGAGTTTTGATCATCTTTTTCACTCATGGTTAACTGGATTTGGTGAGTTTGATCATCACTTATTTGAGTTGATATCAGTTGCTCGTTGAAAATGTTTGCAGAAAAGCAGGCAACACCGTCGACTTTTATTTCTAAATGTAATTTTTCACATTCGTCAAAAAAAGGCAGAACATGAAATGATAAATCGAGAAACGACATTATAACCCTTTAAGCGTTTTGAATAATTATTTATATTGGGCGCAGTACTTCTCTTGGATTCTTTTTTTCTGTCTACGTAGTTGTTTCTTGTAACTTCGTTTAATCTTCTTTGCTTTATTGCGAATTTTACGTAACTCGCTTAATGTCACCTTGTAGTAAGTAGGACTATGTGTTACATAGTGAAAGGCACGATTATTAATATCTGAATTGTGATGTCCAGTAAAACGTTCGGTGCCTTCGAGTTCAATATCATCTAAACGATCTTCACTCATGGCAGTCTCCTTGACCTACATGTTAAAAATATTTATG